GTTACGGCAATGTCATGGGTGACGACTACAGGCTTCGTCTCATAGAGAACGAGTTCGAGAAGCTCGGGTTGATCATCGATGACCGTGAGGCTTTGACGAAGTTGGGGAAGATTCGGGACAACATAGAGAAAATAGAACCCAAGGTCAACAAAGCCAAAGACTTAGTGGTTAAGGCTCGGAAGGAAGCTAAAGATTTTGATAGGAAACGTCGGGAGGCATGGAAGGGAGATTCGCGGCCACGGTTCCCTAACAGTGAAGATGGATTACGAACTGCGGTGAAGATGGAGCAGGCTTTCAACGAGAAGTCTGCTTTGAGTGCCGAGTTAGAGATCATTGATGCTGAACTTGATGTGGTTCGGGCACAGTTACGTGACCTACCCAAGGACGGTGCGAATAATTCGATTAAGAACAAACAGTATTTGGATGCTGTTGAGCGAGCCAACGAGTTGGCTGCTCGAGTACGTGCGATTGAAGATATGCGTAAAGCCATCGATGAGGTGGTCGACACGTTGCAACGTATGCGTGCTCTTGAACAGGCTGGTGATCCCAGGAATCTGACACCCGAGGCTCGGGTCATGTCGAGAGCCCGCCGTGGTGTGACGGCTGACGACGAGGCAGTCCCCTTCGTCATGTATCAGGAACTTGATGACATCCTGGCTGCCCAGTTGGACCGTATCGAAACTCAGGTAATACCGTCGGTTCGCGAACTAGCTGAACGGTTCGGTTTCGCCACTAGAGAGGCAGAACAACTACAGGATTTGGTAGCGGCCAGTCGAGGCGAACTACGTGTAGCCCGCAACAGGAAACAGAAGATCGATTCCCGAGTCAAAGTATTTAATGACCGAATTAGAGAGTTCAAAGATCTGGACTCAGAGTTGGGGTATGAAACTCAACTCGCTTCAGCTAACCCAGATATTCCTTTAGAGCAGCAACTCCTTATTGCTCAAACCAATTTGGAACGGCAGAACCAGTGGATACAGCAGCAGATGGCTGCAGTCGGTGGCGGCGGGGAACTGGTTCCTGCCGGCACGGTTATCGATTTGCCGTCTGGCCCATTGGAGTTACCGACTCAGTTGGTGAGTCGACGTAAACGCTTGGGGTTGGAGAAAACCCAGCTGGATCAACGCAAAAACGAAATACTCGTTGAACTCGCTGCAAAGAACGAACAGATCAACGCCTTGTACGTGACGATGAATGAGCAGTTTGCTAAAGCGCAACGAGCCATAGAATTGGGTGCGGCTCGAAACATTAAGCGTGAAGAAGAGTTGGGGAAGATGGCGCAGTACGAGTACGACGCTGCTCAACTGGAGTTCGATGAACTGATCCCACTGTACGACGAATTCCAACGCACTCTTGATGAGATCGCTAGTCGTGTGCAACGTGGCATGGATGGCACTGAAGCCGCTGGGATGCGTATCTCTGAAGCGTACGGAACTTTGGAGCAGGGCCTCGAGGAGTTAGGTGCGATGCCTGTCCGCGAAACTGCTGAAGCGATTGACGATCTACAAAAGATATTGCGTGATGATGTTGACCGTTGGGGTAACTGGCAGGTTCTTGGTTCAGAAGAGATAACAACACGCGAAGTCCAAGACATGCTCACTACCTTCCAGCAGATCAACCACCGCGAGAGCGTAAAGGGCGCTATCAAACACTGGAACACGATTCAGAGATTCTTGAAGTCACAGCAGTTGGCTACTCCTGGTTTCGTGCTGCGTAACACACAGGGTGCTTTCTGGAATGCGTGGCAGATGGGTGTGCCACCCAGCGATTTGATTCGCGCGTTCAGAATGTTGAGGCATGCCAGGGAGATCGGCAACGGCGACTATCAGGCTGGTGTGCGGCAACTTGCCGAAGAGACAGGCAGGAACGACTGGAACAACATGCTGGAGTTGATGGACTCTGGTGTGATGCGTTCAGGTATGGGCGCTCAGTCGGTTGAGCAGGCTCTGGCTGTAGATGTGAATCTGGCGGTCAAGATTGGTCGACGTAAAAGTGGACCGAAAGAGGGTCAGGCGTACAGGTTTGAGATGAACCCGTTGCGCCCTGAGTTCGCAGTCAACCAAGGTATTCGTTCTGCGAACAACATGGTTGAAGATGCTGTCCGTTTGGGCACTGGTATGCATGTCCGCTACGAGGGCGGCACCATCGGTGAGGCTCTCGAATTGATCGCTCGAACCCAGTTCGATTACAACGAACTCAGTGAAGCTGAACGCTGGTTGAAGCAGTTCGTGTTCCCGTTCTGGACATGGACGAGGAAGAACTTGCCGTTGCAGTTAAGCATGCTGTGGCGCAAGCCAGGGAAACTGAATCGGCTACTCACTATCAAGGACAATATCGAAGCGATGTCTGAGGAAGAAAGGAACGTGCCAGCGTTCTTTATGGAACCGTTTGGTGTACGCCTACCGTTCGCTCCTGGTGGGTCACAAATATATTTCGTTCCTGATTTGCCGTTCGTGGATCTATTCAGAGCCGACTTCACATCAGAAGAGTTCCTTACGAAAACTATTTTGTCTGACATGACTCCTGTCGTAAAAGCACCCATCGAGTTAGCTCTGAGCAAACAGTTCTTCAAGGGCATACCGATATCCAACAGATACCAAAAATTTCCTGTGCTCGGTCAGGTGCCAGGACTGAAGCAAGCAATAAGCGCTTTACCACTGATACGCAATGGCAAGATACGAGCTAACCATCTGTATTTTATTGAGCAAATGATTCCAATGTTTGGACGCATGAGACGCATCATCCCCACCGAAGAGCGGTATCAAGGGGACCGACATTTGCAGTCGTTCTTGTCCATGGGGCTCGGGTTGCCTGCACGGTTCAACAACAGGGATGCTCAACGTATGGCCCGTAACCAGCGTGCCCGTGACCGTGCTGCTGCACGGCAAGATAGACGCGATTTGAGAGACGCTGACCGATAATTCGGGACACCTGACACTTATGTGTGATGGAGTACACATCTCGCAAACAGTGGGGCGCAACGCCACCTAAAAAGCCTTTCAGTAGGCTTCGACCCTCACGGGTCGTTGGCGTCGTTTTGCATCACAGCGGGGTGAAAAACGGCCCCACAGGACACGACGCTGCTAGAGCATTCGAGGCGTATCACCTATCTAAACGATGGGCAGGCATCGCCTACAACTGGATGGTCACTGAATCGGGCGAAGTCCTCGAGGGGCGGGGTGCAGGTGCTGTCTCAGCAGCTACCAAAGGATGGAACTCGCGGACAGAGAGTGTGATGTACACAGGCTGGGGTTCTGGGATTGTTCCTGAGGCAGCACTGCACTCCTTAAAGAGAGTCATCGAGGATGTGCAAGACAGGTATTTGGATTCACTGTGGGTGAAGCCTCACAAAAATTTGGGGACCACATCGTGCCCTGGGTCATTCCTGATCAACTGGTTATCTGAGGGTATGCCATCTGGCACCGAAAGTTCATTCGATTGGGCAGTTGTTGATATGGCGCACTTCAAGCGACGCAGTTTCAACGACCGCTATTTAGAAGAGATTCGTAAAGCCCCGTTGAGTCGCCGGCGGCGAAGCAGGGGGGAAATTGTTCGTGTCGTACAGGTGCGTCTCAAGGAACGTGGGCATGACCCTGGGGTCGCCGATGGAGTGGCGGGGCCTTTATTTGAGGCCGCTGTCAAGTCGTTCCAATCGGCGTGTGGCTGGTTGAAGCCTGACGGTGTTGTCGATACGAGAACTTTTCATGCCCTATTTATTCAATAGTTAGGAGCCAACAGTGGCTAACGATAGCAAACAGTACAAAGATTCGTCCTCGGTGGATAACATGCAAGCGATAGGCCAGAAAGCCAAACGCGCTGCAGCGTTCCTTCGTAAAACAAAACTCGGCAACGCCGCCTTCGGGGGCAGGCCGTTCGGCAAATAGTGCCACTCGAATCTGGCAGAGGGCGTAAAACCATCGGACGTAACATCGGCAAGCTCATTGGCGAGGGCTACGACCGAAAGCAGGCTGCCGCCATCGCATACGACAATGCAAAGAAACGGAAACGAAAATGACCAACAACGAGAAGACAGCGTTCGACTGGACTGACTGGGTTGAGCGTTCTGTGTGGACTGCTGTTGAGGCAGGTTTAGCGGTGATGGTTGTCACCGATATCTCCACATGGAAAGCAGCGGGGGCTGCTGCGCTTGCTGCTGGCATCGCTGCTGTTAAGACCCTCGCCAAGGCGCGGCTCAACAAATAGTGCAATGGACTTCAATGCCCGCTTCGAAGAATGGTTAGAGATAGAGGGTAAAGCTGTCGCTGAGGAGATCGCTGGCGACGTTGAGATCTCTATGCCTCTGTTCGATTCTGCTGACGGGATCCACGCCAAGTGGGTGACACCGTTCCAAGGTGCCGACGAGTCCCTGGGGGTGTTGCTCATGTTCTCCCATCATGAACTCGCTGACCTGCTGTGTGCTTGGGAGGAAGCCAAGGAGGGGGACTCGAACGGGGGAAGTTTTGTGGCCGGCTGGTTACACACCTTCATGTCATTCATTGATGCTGCTTGTGACCAGTAGGTCTGTCCATAAGCCACTGTCGTTTCGGACTGTTTCCCCAATTCGGTCCCGAAGGAGATCTCTTCTGCGGGCCAGGGTTGTCTTGGGGATCCCTGTAAAGGCGGCAGCGACACGCAGCGAAAGGTTAGCGATCAGGATGCAATCAAATACGTCCTGGTCAATTTCGTCTTCGATGCAGGTCTTGCAAACCTCATAAAAGTTTTGCATTGCGACAGAACGACTCGAGTCTTCGGCTTCTTTCGCTGGCGCCTGAGGGATCCACCATTCTTGACTTGGGTCACGCGGCGACACACGCTTACGTCTTGGTTCAGATAGGGGCATCGTAGACACCCCAAGGGAGTTTCGTTGAGGTAACCCTCAATGCTGCTTTCCCCCTTGAAGTGGCGTTATACGTGTCTAGTCTCTCGATGCGTCCTTCTTGTCTATCCCAAAGCTCCCATGCCGAATCCAGAGGCATCCAAAGCCCCTCTTCCTTAACTCTTGACCACAGCCAAAACCAGACAGGGTAGTGGTCGTTCCATTTTGAGAGTTCTACGAGTTTCCCTATCTTGAAGAGAATCCCCTTTCTGCCAAACCCTTGCACTTCGACGAACGCTTTCGGCAGCAGATAGTCGGGAGAGTTCCGTACGAACTTCGGAAGATTCTGCACGCCCCAGTCCAGTGAGGGCCGGTCGAGGCCGAAGCGGAGAGGAGGTGAGGCCAGTCCCCCATATAAACGCATGAAGTGCCCTTCAGCCTCGGCTGCCCAGTCGCCGTTATACCTTTCAACCAGCGGTCGACTACTGAAGTCGCTCACAACTTGAATGCGTTGATACTTTTCACCAGTTTGTCGTTCGTGAACGCACCACTGATGCTCCCGTCGAATATTGCACCTTGCTGTAACCCGTCGAGCGTCAGCTTTACGAGGTTATCTAGATCCCCTCCCCAATGAGAGGTTGGATGCTCGATCTCTTTCACCCAGATCGAGGAACCGTTCCTGTCGTAGATGACAGTCACATCGACAGGCACATCAAGCATTGGGTGGCCGGCATTGTGCCATGCTTGACGCACACACTGCTCTGCCAAGATCGTCGTCGCTGGTGTATAGGTTCGCCTTCTCGACATCCTTGGCCGCTCTTTCGGCTTAGGTCGAGAATCGACATGACAAAAGTATCCCTCAGGTTCCATGGAGAACTCCTTGGTCGGCTCGGTAACGACGGTCAGCAGCAGCGACCATCTCAGCGTAACGCTGATCGGCGTCGGGCCGGTCAGAGAACTTTCGAGCGAAGCGTGCATCCCAGTCAGACAAAGTTCGGATCACCTCATCGTGCGGCCATCCAGCGCCAAGTAGTCCCACAGCGAGAGTGAACATCGATTTTGAACGATCCACTTTGCCGTTAATCATGGCTGGTCCACGGTCCAATATTTCTTGACTGACTGAACCCACTCGTCGGCGTTTCGCCCACGACAAACGGCGGGTAGGTATCGGTGACGGGGTCACCACCTTGGGGGCAAGATCTTCGAGTTCCTCGAAGACTGGCGCTGGGTAGCGGTGGGCTGTCGCTTCTTTAACGAACTCATCGACGCTAAGGGTCCAAGATCCTCGACGCACTACTTGCTTCCCATGGAACCCAACCCTGGGGTAGGGCAAACGGATGCCGTTCCCGAACCCTTTCCCAGATAGCGCTATCTGTTTCGGATAGACCTCAACGACTGGGGCCTTGACCACCGAGCACGCAGCCATCAATGCGTTCCGCATTGTCTTCGCTGAGACTGGTTCTTTGGCGTACACCCACAGGTGGACACCTTTGCTGCGAGAGATCTCAGTGAAAGAGGTAACTCCATACATGTCGAGGACGTTCGTTACGTTCGCTGCATGTATGAGTGAGTGTTCGGGGTAGTCCCGATCTTTATCTAGGTCCCAATCAACTGCACCCCACCATACGGTGGGGGGAGTGGTGGACATCAATGGGTACACACCGAGGGGTTCATCCCCGTATAGGTGGTCGTCTATCGCAGCGAGATATGCTGGCCCTTCGTGGGCAGTTGGTTTCCCATCAGGGTCTTTACGTGGACGAAACTCATCGCCAGCGTCAGCTACTGCGCCTCCCTGATGGAGGTCGGCAAAGTTTTGAACGAGTTCAGAAGTCATCGGCTTCGGGGACTAGATCTGTGGTGTACTCCCTGATCTGACCAGACTCAGGATCCAAATAGTAGGTGAGGTCGCCTCGGAGGTTGCCACGCTTGTTCTTCACAAGGTTGATGTTGATCGAGTTCTCATGGAAGCGACTTTCGGCTGCGCTCAAGTTCGAACGATCCCGCTGACGGTACACCTCGTAAGCGAAGATAGCTTCTTGTTCTCCACCGAAACGCGAGGAGTACAGGCCAGCGGATTCGCCGATAGTTCCCGATCTCCCCTGCTGGTGGATGAGTACGACAGGGATGTCTGCCTCTTTAGCAAATATTTTCATGCCCTGCGCTTTAGCGATCACCCCTTGAGAGTCAGCTGCGCCTGCGCCACCGAAGAGTTCGAGGTAGTCGCAGACCGTTAGCGTCGCTGGCATCTGCCAGTAGTCTTCCGCTTCGACGACGACATCATGCATCGTTTGAAACGACGGCGAACCGTCATAGATCAAGAGTTTGTCGAGGTAGTTCCCTGGCTCTGCTAGTTCGGTCAGGTGAGCAACGAGAGCAGGGTCACCTTCACGCATTCGTTTCTCTACCTCAATCGAGTTGAGCCCAAACATGAGCGAGTAGAACTTTGCGACGATCAGTTCGCGAGGCTCATCTGGGCTAAACAGAATGATGCGAACGTCCTCCACGTTTAAAAGAGAGTGGATGCAGGCGTTGAATACAACCTGCGATTTTCCCATGTGGGATCTCCCCATGAACAATGCAAGTTCACCTCGCCCGAGGCCCCTGGTCATTACATCGAGTCGATGGAATCCAGTGAGCCAGCGGGCCTCAGGGTTGGTGGCGTAATCGATCCATGAAGAGACTGCTGTGCTCGTCGGATCGATCAGGTTAAAAGAACGCGCCGGCACTTTCGGAGTTTGATCGATTTCTTTATTGGCAGAACGCAGGGAGAGGACGCTTTGCTCAATATCGGATCGCTCCAGAAGTACCGGCGCGTCACTCACTAATGGCCCATCCTCTGTCGTAATTCTGCGATGGCTTCCATCTTTGTAGCGAACTGCACGATGCCTTCCGCAGTATTGAACCGTGTTGGTACCGAGTCAGCCCACAAGCCTTCCTCGAGATAGGGGTTGCCGACGTTCTTGAATCTGAAGTCGGGGCCTTTACCTCCACCTGTCTTGGACCGAGGGTCATTGACGTTGCAGAACGCTGAACCTGGGTTAGTGAACAAGTAGTCCCACATTGTTTGCTTCTTGTTCCCAGTCGATGGTGCTTGAGCTAGGGCAGGCTGGGGTGCTGCAGGCTGACTATGGTCAGTTGCGGGAAGTGGCGGCGCAGTATTCGCAACGCTTTTAGAGTTGGTGTCTTCGACCTCTTCCAAGAGTGCCGAAAGAACCGTCTCGAATGTGGCTCCCCAAGCGTTTTGATCGCCTGAACCTGCGTGTATTCGTCCCGCCACATGGGCGGCTGTTTGTATGATCCCCACTTGGGGGTTGTAGTTATCGGCCATCTGGCCTCCTAGTTTGTTTATGTTTATACACTGACTTCTTTCTTTATTGTCAGAATCGGTCGACCAAGATCTCTTACATCATCGGTCACGTACTTACCCCTACAGTCAGACCACGCTGGGCACCAGTCTGCGGAACAGAACCACGAGTCCCATTTCTGCGGGAGAGCTGTCAAGTTCGCTTCGAGAGTCACGGCTAAACCCACGATCATGTCGATGAGTGCCTCGTGTTCTCGTTCGTTGCGACCCATCTCTATCCAAGAGGGCTCGTCAACTATTAGTCCATTTCTTTTCTTCACGGGAGGGAGAAGATGGCACAGTGTGAACCGTTCGATACCTGTAGCAAATGTGTACACAACTGATTGCAGATTGGAGCGACGCGTCAGCCACTCATCTCGGGGTGGGCCGCCTGGGTTTTTCCAGTCCACGATTCGAGACAACGGATCCCCTGGTTCACCTTCAACCCAGTCAGGCGTCCCTGTTAAATAGATTTGACGTACAGCATCCTCGTACGCCAAGAATTCGAACTTCTGTTCAATGGCACTGGGGCGACGCAAAACAGGGAGGGCCTTCTCGTACCACTGCGTCAACCGCTGGTTGACCTGCTCCAAAACTTTTTCTGGGTTCGCCCGCCACGTTGTGTCAGGCATTGATGATTCCTCTTCGAAGCATCGCTCTCCAAGTTCGAGCAATGTCACCAACGGCATCTGGGTATCTTCGATCATCCATTCAAGACCGAACGCTTCAATCGAATTATGGACAGCATTGCCTCGAACGAAGTCAGAGTTGTTTTGCTCCTTGATCAGGCCAGCATGTTTACGTCGACCGTACTCAGGGCATTTCCAGAAGTCATTGATGTTTGACTGACGGAACTTGTGTATGTGCTTAGGGGGTGTGACCATTTCAACCTCAAATGTACCGTGCCGGTGCGCGGTATTACGGGATTTAAACTAGAAGAGAGGTGGGACACTCAGTGACGCTCGCGCTGTCAAGACGTACAAGCCCTCATAAAGGAAAGAGGCCGCCTGGGGCGGCCATCCTTCTGCTAGCGATTGTAACGGTTTGTCAAGGGTCTGTCACGTCTTTGGGAACAAATAGTCGTCGCCACGGGCAGTAAGCCGGCAGCAACCCGTGGCACTTACACAGGTCGATAGGTGGTTCCTCTTCACTCACGCCGACATCCGTTCCTTCAGGTCTTCCTCTAACCCGTCACTCATGTCCACATAATATTTTTGTGTCGTCGCACTGGTGGCATGATTCATCAATCCTGCGACCCTCTCAATGGGCAGTCCTGCTTGGAAAAGGTTGTGACCGAACGAATGCCGCAAGTCGTGCGGGGTGAACGGCAACGACGATTCGTTTTTCCCTGAATAGACGAACCCAGCAGGGTTCCAAAAGAAAGTTTGAAGGCGACGGGTCGACTCGGGCTCACCTCGACCCTGGGGAATCAGGTAGCCACCACGGGACTCTGATCGCAACATCAACTCCTTGTAGGCCAGCCACACACGCCACGCATCATGACCACACTCTTCATGTTTCTCAGCAAGAAACTCACCAACAGCTACCCAAGGGAGTGACTGGTGGTCTGTCCCTCGTTTGGTGCGTTTCCTCTGAACCAACAAACGGTCGTTCTGCACATGTTCCGTTTTGAGTCGAGCCATCTCGTTGGCACGCAACCCTCCGAACCAGCCAAGCCCCAAACAGAAACGCAACTCGTCCCGAAACTCAGCGTGCGGCAACGAATAAAAATTTTCCAAGGGGACATGACGTTTGAGGCGCTCAGAAATTTTCGGAACAGCGTCCCTCAGCCTCAACCCGTAGTCCTTCGGAAGGTGCTCGTACCTGTACGCCCAATCATAAAAAGAGCGCAGGACATTTAAGTCGTTCTTGATTCGGTACTTCGACGGTTCACCTGTTCTACGCGACCGATAAGCGAAGTCAACTAGATCCCCATCGGTTGGCGCCAACTGGTCAGTGTCGACCTTCAACCAGTTAGACAGAACGTGACGTAACGAATGCATCGTCTGGTCAGTGGCCTCGGTTCTGCGTTTGCGCCACTCCAAATATTCCGCAACTAACTCTTCTGCTGATCTACTACCCATAACATTCCTCCCTACTGCTAGGGAGTATAGCGTTATGGTTAGGAGTTGCGAAGCCGATAGATGGCAGAGCGGTGAACACCAACATGTTTTGCTAGTTCAGTGTCCCCGTACCCGTCACATGCGGAGGCTGCCTGTTGGCGGGCAACGGCCACCTCTGAACGCATGTCACTTACCATGTCGCTTAACGCTTGGGCTTCCTTGAGGTGCTCAAGCGGATTATCGGAGAGAGAGGCCAGCCAAGCCATGATCAGTCGAGTCTGCTTTCGGGCTTCATTAATATCCATGACAGTGTTTGACATCAGTCCTCCTCTGGACGTGGGAACGGGATGACGTTCTCAGGCAATTTGCTGACAACAGCGGGATGATCGTACTCGCTGGCAGAGGCAACAATAAGCTCAGCGCACAGTATTGCTAGATCTTCATAAACGTGTGCCAACTCTAGGTGCATCGAAGACAGTTCCATGAACTTGTCCCCGAACCTTCTTGGGGCGCTCATCATCTGAAGAGGACACTCTCGGTCATCATCACTCATCTTCGAACAGCGTTCCGTTGACATCGCCGATTCCCTCTGAGACGGCTAGACGCCACTTGTGCCACGCAGCGGTGACAGCGCCACTACCTGGGAACAGGTCATCGAACTCGTCAGTCGGTTCCGCTCCTGCTACTTCGAACGCCCACATGCACACGGCTTCAGGTTTGACACCCACGAGCCCTTTTTGCATGGTGATGCGTTCCGCTACCCAATCACGCAATGTGAGACGGTCGCTCACCACGGGCTTACGAATCGCCTTCACAAGCACTGGTTCCCAGGCGTACGCCACTGGCACATTCGGCTTGAAGGCTGCAAAAGTTTTCATCCACGACATTATCCGATACCCGTCGACACCTGCGTCAGCGGCACAGTTCATGACATGCTCCAACGTGACTGATGCTGTGTGTAGCACCCACCCGTCGTAGGTGTCTAGACGTTCGAACAGTTTGGTGTGGTCGACCTCACCATCGAAGTCAGGGTGGTCTTTGTAGTAGGCGGCAGAGTACCCAGGGTAGGGAGGGTCAGCGTAGGCGAACCTCACTCGTCCTCGTCCTCGGCTCCCCTGTCGTTGCAGGGGACACACAAATAGGCGCCGGTGGCGTAGCCGTGGATGACATCGCGTTTAGCGGGATCCATCCCAGGCCAGACAGCCTGCAAGTTTGCTCCCCCTGCGTACTTGTTCCAGTCCTGGGGCCACACACTGACGCTGTCTTTCTGTTGGCAGATCAGACACGAAGCAGTCAGATTCATTTTACTGACCTTGCGAATTCGCATGTCGTAGCGATGCAACACTCGCCGTGAACATCTTCCCCGTCCTCACGAGTGTGGCGATGGTCCCACTCAAGGTGAGAGAAACCATCGCCGCACTCCGCACAGTGCGGTCCAAGATAAGGGGGAGGGTATTCCCTATCTCGCCGCGCCATGAAACCCATCACGTAACCAGCACCTAAAAAAACTAGAGCGACAACTATAGGAACGAGTAGCACCCAGAAGAAACCGTACTCCCAAGAACACATCATCAGATTCCTGCCATTTCCCGTTGCCTCTGCGTCCATGCCAACTCTGGGTTCTGCCGCACTCGTTCCTCGAGTGTCGCAACAAATTCTGTTGGCGTCGTCAGGTTTCGTTTCATCGGTGTCTTCTTCGACTTCCGATCTTGATCGGCAGCCTGGATAAGCTCGGCTCGCCGCTGCCGGCCTTTGCTTTGTTTATTTGCCATTGTCCCTCACAACTAGGTATGCACTCCACCATAGCAACCGCACGGTATTATTCAACTGATGACAACCCACGTAGTGATGTACTCAGGGGGGAAAGCATCATGGCTAGCGGCATGGAAAGTTCAGGACCGGTACCCAGAGGATCAGATAGATCTCTTGTTTGCTGACACCAGAACTGAGGACGAAGACCTGTACAGGTTCCTCAGTGAGGGGGCTGAAGCACTCAACCTCCCACTCATAGAGGTAGCCGACGGTCGAAACATTTGGGAGGTATTCCGA